TATTTGTTGCACGATTGATTGCAACATTTTTGATTTCGTTTAGGAATCCTCGCATCTTTATAAATATCCTTAGTTACATACTATTTAGGTGAATAATCATGGCATACCGTGGAAGATACATACCAACCTACCCAAAAAAGTATAAGGGTGACCCTTCTAATATTATTTATAGAAGTTTGTGGGAAAGAAAGTTTATGGTATATTGTGACCGTAATGAAAAGATATTAGAGTGGGGTTCTGAAGAGTTTTTTGTTCCATATCGTTCACCATTAGATGGTAAAATACACCGATACTTCCCAGACTTTTATGTGAAGGTAAAAACACCCACTGGTAATAAAAAATGGATTGTTGAGGTAAAACCTAAAGCACAATGCAAACCCCCAAAAATACCCAAACGAAAAACTAAGAAGTATCTCAATGAAGTTCGTACTTGGGCTATCAATGATGCAAAATGGAAACACGCAGTAGAGTATTGCAAAGATAGGAACATGGAGTTTATCATCCTTACAGAAGTTGAATTGATGATATAAATAACTATATGGCAGAAGAAACATATTTCGATAAAATATCTAAACAAATCAAAACTGGTGACGAACCATATCAATGGTATCGTAATCGTATCAAGGAGCTAGGTGTTCCTAATACGGCAGAACTTTTGCGTTCTGGTAAATTAGGTAGAAGACCACATGGATTGAATAGAGGTAATATAGTCAATCTAAATATGTTTATATACTCACCAAAGTTTGCGAAAAAACTACCATATTATGATACTTTTCCTTTGGTGATGCCCTTAGAACTAGCAGAGGGTGGATTTTATGGATTAAATTTTCATTATCTACCATATGCACTAAGAGCAAGATTACTTGATGCGGCTGGACAAGATAAATTAAATATACAAGAGGTAAAAAGAAGTAGACTAACTAAACCAACAATTAAACGATATTTGTTTGGATATGTTAAATCAATGTTTTTAAAGATAGAAGATGAGGATAACTTAACTGCAATTATGTTACCAGTACAACGATTTAAGAAAGCAAATGAACAAACAGTTTGGGCAGATTCTAGAAGGATTGCAAGGTAATGGCAAGATTTAATTTTGGAAATGTATTAGGGGGTGCAGTATTTGGTTCACTCAATGCGTTTTTACAACACAATGCATCTAAAGATGGATATGCAAAAGCAAATCGTTATGAAGTCGTAATTGGGTTACCAACTGGTGTAACTCAAGATTCACAACAAAACGCTGGTAAATCTGCAATGGCTGGTGCAGTTCAAGGACAACTCGCTGGCGAAACTGCAAGAAGAATATCTTTTCGTTGTGATAGTATTTCTATCCCTGGCAGAAATCTCCGTACACAAATGAATAGTAATATCTATGGCCCACCACATGAAATAGTTCAAGGTATTACATTTGCACCAGTGCAAGCAACTTTTTATTGTGGGTCAGACCTCGCAGAAAGATACTTTTTTGAAGAGTGGCAAAAAGTATCTTATAATCCAGATACGTTTAATATTAACTATTACAAAGAATATGTTGGTGCAGTTGATATCTATCAATTAAATGAACAAGACGAAAGAACATATGGTGTTAGATTAGAAGAAGCGTTTCCAAAGACTGTCGCTGAAATTGCATATGGTCACGCTAGTGCTAACACGATAAATAAGGTGACAGTTGAATTTCAATATAGAAAGTTTAGAAACCTTGCAACTGAAGAACTTGGTGGTGATACACCATCTCTTGAGAATACTATTGCAGATATTTTGCAAAACTCTATTCTTAGACAAGTGCAAACTAGACTTCCTACTGTGTTGAGGCGATTATTTTAATTATTAATATAGGAGAATAAATTATGGCGTTGCCCGTGTTGAATACCCCAAACTATGAGATGGTTGTACCATCAACTGGGGAAAAAGTTGAATATAGACCGTTCTTGGTAAAAGAACAAAAAGTGTTGATGATTGCACAAGAGTCTGAAGACCAAAATCAAATTGTTAAAGCGATTATGGATATTGTCAGAACTTGTACGTTTGGGAAAGTAGATAAACCAGAGAGTTTACCTACATTTGATTTGGAATATATGTTTTTAATGATTAGAGCCAAATCTGTTGGGTCTGAAGTTAATGTAAATGTAATCTGTCCAGATGATAATGAAACTAGAGTTGAAGCTTTAATTAATATTGATGATGTAAAAGTTAGTGGATTAGAAGGTCATAAAAAGGATATCCAGTTAACAGATGATATCGGTATGACTATGAAATATCCAACTATGGGAATGGTTGCTGGTTTTGGTCAAGATGGTGCAAAAGTAACTGAACTTACATTTGATTTACTAGAAAAGTCAATTGCATCTGTATATGATAAAGAACAAGTATATGATGATATGAATGCTAAAGATTTGAGAGAATTTATCGAATCAATGAACACTGAACAGTTTACTAAAATGCAAACCTTTTTTGATACCATGCCTAAGTTAAAACATACAGTGAAAGTTACAAATCCAAATACTGGTGTTGAAAGTGATGTCGTAATTGAAGGATTGCAAAGTTTTTTAGGTTAGCCCTTTCACATGATTCTTTGAGCAATTATTTTAAGACTAACTTTAATTTGATGACACATTATAGTTATAGTTTAAGTGAGTTAGATAATATGATGCCATGGGAAAGGGAAATATATGTTGGACTTATGATACAACATATAGAGGAAGAAAAACAAAGAATAGAGAGAGAAAAAAGGAAGAGGTAAATGACCAAAACAGTTACAGTAGACCCAGAGGTCGCAGAAAAAGATACTAATGGTGATGGTCACATTTCAAAACAAGAAATGGAGATGGATTTGGAATTTAAAAGAAAAGAACTTGAGGATGCTGATGCCCGTAGAGATGCAATGCGTCAAATGGCTTGGTTTTCCTTATTTGGTATGTTATTATATCCGTTTGCAGTAGTACTTGCAAACTTAATTGGATTAGACACTGCATCTAAGATTCTAGGTGACATGGCTGCAACTTATTTTGTATCAGTTGCTGCTATCGTCATGGGTTTCTTTGGTGCAAACGCATACGCAGATAAAAAGAAATAGGATACTGTTATGTCAGATATGTCAGCAGTTGTTAATCAACTAAGAGAAAATAATAAATCAACTCAGATGTTAGTAGGTGCAACATCTGAAGGTAATCAATTATTAAGTGGTCAATCATCTGGTCTACTAGCTTCTCTTGGTAATTTAGGTAAATCAATTGCAGACGGTCTTGGTGATACTGCATCTAATATTGTGGATGCAGTTACATTATCATCATCTAAAGATAAAGCACTTGCATCACAACAAACCGAAAAAGATAATGAACAATCTAGAATGTTCTCTGGTATCGCAGCTGGTATCAAAGGACTTGGTGGTAAATTTGGTGAATTTACAAAAGGTTTTATGGGAAGTCTAAAAGATAAAGCAAAACAAGGTTTGGGTGGTATTATGGGTACACTGAAAAAACTTGCGATTGGTGGTGCATTACTTGGTATCATGGCATTTCTTAATTCAAAATATTGGGAAGATACAAAGAAGTTTATTTCGGAAGATGTAGTTCCAGCACTGGTTGCATTTTATGACGCTGTATTAGTTCCTATAGGTAATGTTATTAAAGATGTTTTTATTAAACAATTTGAAAATATAAAAGAGTTGTTTTCTGGTATTGGTGATGCAATTACAAAATTTCAAGAGGGAGATGTTCTTGGTGGTATTACAACTCTAATTACTTCTCTTAGTACATTCTTTTACAAAACTATAGACAATTTAATAACTGGTGTATTTAATTTATTTGCTGGTATTTTTGGTTTAGAGAAAACTGATTCTGTATTTGGTGAAATTTCAAAATTCGTTACTGACACATACAATAGTATTGTTGGTTTCTTTTCAAACGCATTTAATTTTGCAGCTGATATAGTATCTGGTGCGTGGACTAGTACAAAAGACTTTGTTCAAGGTATATTTGATGGGATAGTTGGTTTCTTCACTGGTGCGTTTACTTGGACAAAAGATGCAGTTACATCTACATGGGATGGACTACAAAACTTTGCTGGAAACGCATATGATAAAGTGACCGGCTTCTTTTCGGATGGTTTTTCTTTTGCAAAAGAAAAAGTCTCTGGTGCATGGGATGGACTACAAAACTTTGCAAGTGGTGCTTATGACGGTATAACTGGTTTCTTTTCAGATTCATTTTCTTTTGCAAAAGAAGGTCTACAAGATTTCAATTTATTTAAATTCGCAGAGGGTGTTGTTGGAGATGCAATTGGTTCAGTGAAAGCAATATTCTCTGGTGATTTTAGTGCAAAAAACTTTAAGACACTGTTTGGGAGTTTATTTGATATTGTGACATATCCAGTTAATCTTGCAGTAAATGCTGTTAAAGATATCTTTTCTTTTGGTTCTGAAGATGCAAGTCCATTTAGATTATCTGATTTCTTCTTTGGTGAGGACGGTGTAATACCTAATGCAATCAAAAAAATTACTGATATGTTTGCAATGACTGAAGACTTCTTTGCAGATATTGACTTGGGTGATATGGCAAAGAATTTTATGAAAGGTTTATTACAAGCGATTTTACCACCACCAGACTTCTTATCATTTAAAGTTGGTGGGTTCTCTATTGCTGGTAAAGAGATTATGGGGCCTAAAGAGTTTAACCTTAATCCAATACCAGATTCAATGTATCAACTTGCTGGTATTAATCCAAAAACTGGTAGAACATTTGCAGAAGAAAGTGCAGAAGCACAAGAGGCATTAGAAGCTGCACTAAAAGAACAATATGGGCAAGGGGCTGCTCCTGCTGAAGCATTATTCAGTGAAGGAATGGGTAAAGGTGGTGATACTTATATTACATATACTGATGCATCTAATAATTCACAAACCACTCAAAATCAACAATCTACTTATGTTCCGATAACAAACAGTGCAAACAAAACAAGTAGTATGGATGATTAATCACTTAGTTGCGTTATTTAAACTATCAATAATATCATCAATATTCGGTTCAACACCGCCTGGGTCATATACACACTGATATGATGAAGGGCAGTTATCCTCATACATTAGTTTATATGTTCTATTACCCCCAACGTAAATACAGGCCTGTCTACCAGTATACTTTGACTTAACTCTTTTCTTGAGTCTACAAGTCGTATACTTTTTATTGTCAATAAGACCCTTTCTC